TGTAACCAACTACGCTTGATAGGAGGTAGACAATGAGTATATTCAGTAACTTCTTTAAAAAGGAAGCACCTCTTCTGGGACTGCAAGGTTCTGGTGGAGGTCTTGGTTTTTTAGCGGGTAGTGGTGGCGCTGCTGAAGTTGAAGCAACTGGTGGATACACACATCAAGCAGTTGGTGAAGATAGTCATCTTTACAAGTACCATATATGGAAATCTAATACGCCAGCACCATTAAAGAATTTTACGGTTGGTAGTGAAAAAACTCTTGATGTTTTGGTCGTCGGTGGCGGCGGAGGCGGCGGTGGATACGCTGCAGGTGGCGGCGGTGCTGGTGGTGTCTTGTATGGACAACTCACCGCTGCTGAAGATTTAACTGCAAGAACAGTAACAATTGGTGCTGCCGGAGCAGCCAGTTCTGCTGCTTGGGGAAGTCCTGGTGGTGATGGTGGCGCAAGTAGTATAATCTTAAACGGTACTACTTGTTATGCTGGTGGTGGTAAGGGTGGAGCTCCAGCACCAGATAGTGGTGTGCCCAATAATGTTGGTAGTGCTGGCGGTGGTGCTCGTGGTGGACCAAGCCCTGGTGCAGGTTCTTTATCTCCAGCTCCAACTCCTGGCGGAACACTGACTGGATACGCTAATCCTTCATCTGGTGGAACAACTAATAATCACCCAAGATATTCTGGTGGCGGCGGTGGTGGTGCCGGCGGTGAAGCTTCCTTAGCATTCAATGCAGCTTACGGTGGTACGGGTGGTGCTTCTGGATGTTTTTCTAAATTTGGTGCTGGACTTATTGGTCCTCAGTTTTCTATACCAGAAAAATCAATAATTGGTGGTGGTGCTTATGCCGCAGGTGGCGGTGGTGGTAAAGAGGATAGTACCTCACCTGGTAACCAACAAGCTGGTGCCGGTGGTGTAGGTGGTGGAGGTATGGGTGGATTCCCACAAGGCAACTCTGCTGGACAAGACGCATTTAACTTTGGATGTGGTGGCGGCGGTGGTGGTTATAGCCATAATCCCGACGCTTCTCAAGCAGGAGGAGCTGGTTATGGAGGTGTCGTTATGGTTCGATACCCAATGGGTCTTGCTGCAAAAAATTCAGGTGCAGTTGCATCTGGAGGAAATGCCGCTAATGGATTACAACCTGGTAATGGATATAAGTATCATACATTTACCAGTCCTGGATCTATTAACTTTACTACTGGTGGGGAGATTGAAGTATTGATTGTTGCCGCAGGTGGTGGTGGTGCCGACAGTGGTGCTTGCTGTGTTGGACACGGCGGTGGTGGAGCAGGTGGAATTCTTCACGGTGTTTATACAATTTCTTCAGGAACAAAGTCTGTCACTGTAGGACAAGGGCAGAATGGTGATAGTGGACAAAATAGTTCATTCGATGGACATACTGCTGTTGGTGGTGGATATGGTGGTTGGTATAGTGGTAGTTGGCAGCAAGGTGCAGATGGTGGATCTGGCGGTGGTGGTATGAATACCCAACAAGGAAACGGTGAAGTCTTTTGCACAGGACCACGGAAAGGTTATGTAACAGTTGGTACTCAAGAACCATCTCCAACTCCAGGACATGCTTTAACTGGATACGGCAGTCCTGGTGGATATTCTAATCAACCCGAATCACCTAACCAAAGCTCCATGACTAATGGTGGTGGAGGTGGTGCTGGTGGACCTGGACAATCTGGTACTCCATCAAGAACATTTTCTGCTCCTAATAGGAAGGGTGGCGGTGGTGGTCCCGGAGTACAATTTTCACAATTCAGTGGTCCAGTAATTGGAGTACCAAGCACCAATGCACTAAGTGGTTGGTATGGTGGCGGCGGTGGATCTGGCGTCAGAAATAACTATCCAAACCCAGGAACTGCTGGTGCAGGTGGTCAAGGTGGTGGTGGAAATGGTGGAGCAAAAGGAAACGCAGGAGGTAATGGTTGGGATTACAGTGGCGGTGGTGGAGGTGGTCCATCTGGTGGTGGAAGTTTCGGTGCTACCCGTGGTGGACATGGTGTTGTCGTTATTAGATATAAGGTATAATCCGCTAAATACTTCCATAAAGGCATAAGATAATCGATGTCCAGAATAAGAGCTGATCAACTTGTAAACAGAGCAGGATCTGGTGGACCTAAGTTTCCTCATGGTGTTGCCGATGGTTTCTCTGTCTCTGGTATTGTAACTGCAACTCAATTTAAAGGAGATGGTTCTCAATTAAGTGGGATTGATGCCAGTTCTCTGAAAGATGGAAGCAATGTAAAAGTTCAGGCAACTAACACGGGTGCTACTGTTACTGGTACTCTTGTTGCTACTGTAACTGGTAATGTAACTGGTAATGTAACTGGTAATGTAACTGGAAACGCAACAGGTCTTTCTGGAACTCCAAACCTCAATGTTGGTATTGTAACTGCTACAAGTTTTGAAGGTGATGGTGCTGGTTTAACTGGATTGAATATTCCACCAAGTTATAATGAACTTGATTCAGCATTATTTGGCTAAATAACTAAAAAGATATATCAATGGCACTCAAAAGAACAAAATTATTAGGTATTCAGTCAGTTACTGGTATCAGTACCGTTGGTATTTTGACGGTTGGAACCACTCAAACTGCTGGTGGAGTTGGTATTGCATCAACCACTTACCTACGTGGTGTAGTGATGCATAATACTGGACTTTCTACTTGCCAGAGTTCTTTATATGTTTATCCAAATGGAGTTGCTGCTGATGGTTCTGCAGGAAATGCGGCATATAGATTAGCAAGAGTTGACCTTTCATCAAATGAAACATTCTTCTTTGAAGCAAACTACCCCATAGTTCTGGTAGATCAAGAGAAGATCGTTGTAGAAGTTACACAATCTGGAAACGGAGGAGCAGGTATTGGAAGTGCAGTTAACTTCCAGATCCTTGGCGATACCGATATTTGAGGTGATTAAAAATGGGAGTAAAATCTACTGGTACTCATTCTACAACAACAAAAGCAGACGGACACCTTTTAGAATACTATAGACAAAATTTTAGTGGTGGTGGTGCTGGAAGAAATGTACCCCCACCACCCCCACCACAAGGAATGTCAGCAACTGGTGGTATTATCAATGATTACACTGTTGGTGCAACTGTTTATAGAGCACATATTTTTAATTCATCAGGAACATTAGAAGTAGAGAGTCTATCTACTGATTCAAGTCTACCAAGTTCCGTTGAGATCTTTGCTGTCGGAGGTGGCGGCGGTGGCGGCGCTTATACAGGTGCTGGAGGCGGCGGTGGTGGTGCCTTTGTGGTAACTGATTATCCGTTAAGTGTCGCAACATATCCAATTGTTATTGGTGCCGGTGGAAATGCACCTTCAAACAATGGTATTGCGGGTTTAAGGGGTGGAGAAACAGTATTTACAGATCCATCAAATCCAAATCTGCAGGCTGTTGGTGGTGGTGGTGGCATGGCAGGCGCAGCTCCTCACCCTAAAGTAAATAATAATGGTGGATGTGGTGGAGGAGGAAACCAAAATGGTAGAGGAAGTGTTCTTCAACCATCACAAAATCCAGGAGTAGCAAATCTAACAAATTATGGAAGTAGTGGTGGAACTGGTGTAGGACCAGGACAAGGTGGCGGCGGCGGTGCCGGACCTGGTGCTCCAGGTGTTGGTGGTAACGGTTCTAATAATGATGGTGGAACTGGTGGTGCTGGAGTTGGTAATGTTTTTGCATATGGTCCAGGAACACCTGTAACTTATGGTGGTGGCGGAGGCGGCGGAGGAAATGGTTCTCCTCAATCTTCTGGTGGTGCTGGTGGTGGTGGAGCAGGCAGAGGTCCAGCACAATCCGACACATGGGGATATCCAGCTTACTCAAGCGGTATGCCCGGTTTAGGCGGCGGAGGCGGCGGTGGTGATAATAATGGACAACCTCTTGCTGGTGGTAGAGGTGGTAGAGGTGGTGGAGGTGCATTAATTGTAAGATATCAAATCGCATCAGTTCCAGGAGTACAAAAAGCAACTGGTGGTGCTATTAGTTACTATGGTGGAAAAACGATTCATACCTTTACAAGTTCTGGAACTTTCGCTACTACTGCAAATTGGACATCAACTGATGTAGAATATGTTGTAATCGCTGCCGGCGGTGGTGGTGGTGTTGGTGGTAATGCCGAAGGTGGTGGTGGCGGTGGTGCTGGTGGATATAGAACTGGCACACTTCCAATAGGAGCACATCCAAAGTCTACATCTATTCAAGTTGGTGCAGGTGGTAATGGTGGTACTGCTCCTGGTCCTAGTTATGGAAATGCTAAATCTACTCAAGGTAATAATTCTTATTGGGGAAATCCGAATGGTTCGGAACCAGTTACAGTTCAATCTCAAGGAGGTGGGGCTGGAGTTCAAGGTGCAAACGGTCATGGTTCACCGCTGAAAGATGGTGGATCTGGTGGAGGCGGAGGATATACTGGTCCTAGTGGGGCTGGAAATACTCCACCAGTAACTCCATCACAGGGTTATCCCGGAGGAGGTTATTCTGCATATGGAGGCGGCGGTGGCGGTGGTGCTGGAGGCACTGGTGCCGATGGTACAGGTAATACTTCTACACCATTTGGTGGTTGTGGTGGAAAAGGCAGACAAGTTCCAGCAACATTTAGAGACCCTGCATCGCGTGTAGGTGCTCCTGGTCCAACTGGACCTGTACCTGGAAACAATCCTGGTGGTGATACCTCAGGTAACTTCTGGTTCGCTGGTGGTGGAGGCGGTGGTGTCTATGACCCCTCACCACAAACTAGTAAAGGTGGTAGAGGTGGTTCTGGTGGTCTTGGTCCTTCAGAAGGACCTTATGCAGGTGGTGGTAATGGTGGTGTAGCAGAAGTCGCAGGCAACACCAGTCATCCAGGAAATGATGGATCTGCTGGTTTGTCCAACACTGGAGGCGGAGGAGGTTCTCATGGAAACCAAAATAATGGATTTAATGGTGGTTCTGGTATCGTTCTCCTTGCTTACCCCACATAAATCTGTGCTATAATTATTGAGTGTAACTAATTTGATATGAAATTTTTAGTATACTCGAAAAACGGATGCCCGTATTGCTATAAGGTAATGCAGGTTTTAGAAATGACTGGTAAGCAGTTTGTTGAGTACAAACTCGGTAGGGACTTTACTGGGCAAGAGTTTTATGATAAGTTTGGTGAGGGTTCTACCTTCCCACAAGTTCTTTGTGATGATCGAAAGTTAGGAGGATGCGTTGACACCATTCAGTTTCTCCGAGAAGAGAAAGTTATCTAATCCAGATATAAATAAAATTAAGAACCGTGAAGTTAATCGCGGGGTTGATCTTATACTTAATGGAGGGAAGAAGCAAACACAACCATTTCATATTATATTTGAAAAGATGGTTTGCTTCTTCAAAAGGGAAGTAACTATCTACTTTGAGTTTTCCTTTAAATCAAGGAAGAAACCCTAGTTCCCAGAGGTAAGAACAATGTTAGCAGTAAGTTTAGTCTTCGGTTCATTTTTGACCATTTTGTTTCTTGTAGTGGGACTAATTGGAGGTTGGACTGCTAGAGAATATATGATGAATTATCGAGAGGTACCTAGACCTCATCCCGAAATGTTTGACGGTAACGGGAACCTAATACCCGATGAAGTAATTGCATTTAATTTTGAAAACTATCATGACTACGACGAAGAAAGCGGCGACGACAACACCGAAACCTAAAAAAGCTGCCGCTAAACCGAAGGTCGCGAAAGCACCACAACCCATTCCCGACCTTCCAAATAATCCTTTTGTTTTTGAAATCTTTGAGGTTGTGGGAAAGCAACGTACAGTTGCTAGAAAAGTAGAGGCACTGAAGAAGTTTGAACATCCTTGCCTTAAAACCATTTTTATCTGGAATTTTGATGAGACTGTAGTTTCTATGCTTCCAGAGGGAGATGTTCCTTATGCAGCAATTGATGGAGAGACTGGATTCAAAGGAACTCTTTCTGAAAAAATTGAAGATGCCATTTCCAAGATGGAAGAACTTGGAACACACTCTCTTGGTGCAAATGATCAAGGGAAAACTACCCTCCGCAAGGAATATACAAAGTTCTATAATTTTGTAAAGGGTGGCAATCCTGGATTAAGTAATCTCCGTAGAGAAACAATGTTTATCAACATTCTTTCTGGTCTTCACCCCCTTGAGGCACAGATTGTTTGTTTGATTAAGGATAAAAAATTAGAAACAAAATACAAGATTAGCAAGGAACTTGTTTCCAAAGCATATCCTGATATCACTTGGGGGAACCGTTCTTGAGTAGTGCTAGCGTGAAAGTAATTCATCCCGATTGTGACGCATCTTTGTCGGAAGATAGGAACCTTCCATACACTGCATATTTGATTGAGTATGTGGAAGGTGATATAACTAAATTCGACATTGCCGTTGCTCCTAAACAAGTAGACATTTTTGATTACTACTACGACAAATATAAGAGTGGGTTTGTGAACATGACACAGACTGAAGGTAGAATGAATCCAAAACTGTGGGGAAATAAACCACCCCAAACCAAAAAGAAGAAGTGATTCCCCAGATCGGCGGAAAAAAATCCGGCAAAATTTTCACTTCTTAAAGATTTATAAAATTGTATCACATGTTACACAAGAACTTGCATAGATAGTGCATAGGAGTTATAATACTCTAGTACGTTCATCTCATGCTCAGTATCTTACTGGCATT